CCGCCGCCTTTACCTGGACTCTTACCAGCGGCCCCGGCACGCTGGATACTGCGGGCCTCTATACCGCGCCCGCCACGATTGCGCAGGCTACCAACGCCACGATCCGCGCCACGCTCACGGGCGGGGAGTCCTGGGGTCAGGTGATTATCACGGTACACCCATGAGGACCATTAGCACTTCCACTAAGGGGATGAAGCTGGAGGGCGTGCCCGCTCTGATCAAAACCATCAAGGAGATTGGCAAAACACTCGACGGTGACGGTGCTGCGGCCTACACCGAACGGCTGAAAGATATCGCCATGAAGCCCTGTAACGTGATCGCGGACGAGGCGCGGGATATGGTCCCCGTGGTCACCGGCAAGCTCAAGGCGGGCATCTTCGCCGCCCCGCTGAAGGCCCGCATCGGCGCGGTGGTTGGCGTGCGCGGCGTGCGCTACGCGGACTGGGTAGAGTACGGTACGGTCCGCGCCTCGGCGCAGCCCTTCCTGCGGCCCGCTGTGCTGGCAACCCGCCCGCTGTTCACTGACATGATGGCAGGCGATCTCAAAAGCCTGATCGACGAAGTGGCGGCGGCCAATGCGTGGCACGCGCCGGACGCGGGGTAAATGACGGTCATCATCGAAGACGTGCTGCGGCAACTGCTGATCGCCACTGATGTGGCGGCCACTCGCGTCTTCGTGATGCGTGCCCCGCAGAAGCCAGCCGAGCAGATGAAGACACCCTACATCGTTTTCTTTCAGGTGGGGCCGTCGCCGATGCACTCACAGACCGGGCCGCTTGATTTGCTAGACCGCGAGTATCAGGTATCCATCTTCGACCCGTCGCAGTCGCGCGCCCTCGGCATTGCCGACGAGCTGCGCCGGCAGCTGGACGGGCTGCGCGGCGACTACATGGGCCTGCGCTTCGGCGCGATCTTCTTCCGCGTCCAGACTTCCGCTTTCGAAGCCACACCCGAAATCGTACAGGTGGTGACCGCTTTCCGCGTTCTCTTCACGGTGCTGGATGACTTCGGCGCTGTAACCCTCAACCCACGCAACCAACCCGAAACCTTACGGAGTAAATTGTCATGAGCCCACAGCTGCAAGCTATACCGCCATCCACGGTACCTACGACCCCGAGCGCCGATCCGGCCATCGCGGCATTCGGTACGTTGATTCAGGTCCTGAGCACCGCGTCCCCGGAAGCCTACACCACCATCGCTGGCGTCGGTGATATTACCGGCCCGAATACCAACGTGGCCGAGGTGGAGACCACTTCCCACTCGACCGGCAGCCCGCATAAGACCTTCATGCCGACGCTGATTGACGACGGCGATCTGGCTTTCCCGTGCTACTTCAACCCAAGTGACCCGACGCACAGCCTGTTCAGCCCCTATGGCCTGGAAAACCTCTTTCAGAACAGGGCAGTCACCAGCTTCCAACTGGTGAACACGGACCCGAATAAGCGCACCCGCAAGTTCCGCGGATTCGTCAAGCAGCTTGGCGAGACTTACCCCGTGCAGGGCATCTGCACCCGTCAGGCCACGATACGCATCACCAGTGTGCCCACCGATGTGGTGGCGGCAGTGACCCTGGCCCCTGTAAACGATCTCACCGAGACAGCAGCAGGTGCGCCCAGCAAGACCATCACGGTGACTTCCTCCAGCACCACACCCTGGCTGGCCCACTCCGATGCCCCAAGCTGGCTGAGTATCACTTCCCCGCTCACGCCTACGACGGGCGACGGCACGGTGACTTATGCCGTCGCGGCCAGCGTGGCCCCCACCCCTGCCAGGACCGGGCACATCACCATCGGAGACCAGTCCTTCACGGTTATTCAGGCTGCGGGGGTCTAACCGAATGCGGCAGATTCATCCCGGCAACGCCGCCGAGTTCCAGGTGGGCGATAAGATCTACCGCATGCGGCTCAGTCTGCGTGTGCTGAAGACCCTGGAGCAGGATCACAATATTTCCATCATGCGCGGCCCCGAAAGTATCCTGGCTGCCCTGCACGACCCTGAGAAGTTTGCCCTGGTGGTCTACCAGGGCCTCAGGGCTAACCACCCGGAGGTGACGCTGGACTGGGTGGAAGATACCTTTGACGCCACCTCGATTGCCATGCTGGCCCCGGTGATCGGTCAGGCCATCAGCGGGCGCGAAGCGGGTGACTCCCCAAACGCACCCACGCCCGACAAGCCGAATGGAATTGGACCGCTCAGTGGGCCTTCGGGCGATACGACCTCGGCCTCTCTGACCATCAGTTCTGGGATCTCAACCTTGAAGAATTAGCCGCGCTGCGCGAGCGGTATGCGGCCGCGCAGGAATTCCAGGAATACTGCGCCGCCCTGCCAGCCTGGGTAACTTATGCGGTCAACCGTTCCCAGAATTCTCCCCGCCGTGACCTGGACTTCTTCCAGTTCCGCCACAATGCGCGGCGCGGGGCCGCCACTGCGCCGGTATCCGTTGCGCCTATGCGATATGCCCAACCCGGCGAGCGGCCGCCCTCGTCGCGCCCGCCGGGCACGAACGATAACGTCATTGAACGGTTCGATATGTATGCCAACCGAATGAGAAGGACCGGGTAAAGTTATGGCCGATCTCGGGGACATGATTGCGCGTCTGCTGCTGGATTCCAAGCAATGGCTCACCGGCATGAAGGAGGTGGAGGGTTCCACGGCGGCGTCCGCTGCCGCGATTGAAGGTTCCCTGGGTATGGTGGGCGAGAGCGTGAAGGAACTCGGTAAGGGCCTCGCGGAACTTGGCCTGGCCGAGGGTATCAAGCATTTCGCCGAGGCCTGTATCGAGGCCTCTGATGATATGGGCAGGCTCAAGACCGCTATGGTCAACCTGAAGGGCGATACCCAGAATGTGGAAGAGTTCCTGGAGCACATCCACGAATTGTCGGCTACCTCGCCCTTTGCCTTTCCTGAACTGGCCGAAAGTGCCAAGCGCATGGTCATGTTGGGGCAGAGCCTGGATCAGACCCAGGAAACCCTGTCGGCTATCGTGGAGACCGGCACCGCGCTAAAGCTGACTGGAGCACAGGTCACTGGCATTGCCGACGCCATGAGCAAGCTAGGCCAGGGCGCGGAACCTATGCGGGTGATGAAGCAACTGGTGAATGAAGGCATCCCGGCATGGCAGATGCTGGCCCAGGAAATGGGCACGAACATCCCCGACGCCCAGGCCAAGGTGAAGAGCGGCGTGATCAGTTCCCAGCAGTTATTCGAATCGCTTACCAAGGCGATGGACGAGAACAAAGACAAGGCCGCAGGGTGGGCCGACACATGGCGCGGGGCCATGAAGGGCCTGGATACCGCCACCGAAGCCGCCATGCGGAACGTGGGCGACGACATTAAGAAGGCCCTGAACGAAGTCGCTGCGCCGGCGCTGAAAGAAGTCGCTCAGCTGGTGGAGAAACTAGGCGAATGGTGGAAGGGCCTGCCCACCCCGGTGAAGGATGCTGCCATTGCCTTCGGTGCGGCCGCTACCGCAATTGCGGCTATCGGCGGGGCCATCGCCATCATCGGCATTGCGCTGGAAGCCCTCGGCACCAGCTTCCTGGCGCCAGTCGCGGCCATTGCTGTCCTGGTCGCCGCCCTGGTGGGCGTCGGTGTCTGGATCGGCGAGCACTGGGGGGCCATCAGCGATATCCTCACGCACGCCTGGGATGAAATTGAGAAGATTTGGGGCGTTACTTGGGGTGAGATCAAGGCGGCACTGGGGATTATCTGGGACAGTATTACGGCTGCCGGCAAGGCTGTCTTCGATACCTACGTAGCGGTTTATTCCGTGATCTGGGACACCATCAAGGGTGCCTGGGATGTGATCTGGAAGGCTATCAAGCTGGTGCTTACCGTCGCCTGGGGCGAGATCAAGGCGGGCCTTTCCATCTTCGATGCAATCGCCACCTACCTGCTGGCATTCTGGGAGCCAATCAAGGCAAAATTTCAGGAGGTCTGGGGCTTTATCTCTTCCAACCTCACATCAGTATGGGGCAAGCTGGCTGCCACCTTCGGGGTGGTGCAGAAGGCCGCTGCGGATGTCACCACCGAACTTACCAAGCATGTGGAGGTGCACGAAAAGCTGAAGCCCAAGGTGGACGATACGGCAAACGCCACGGGTGGCCTTGGCACCCAGGCCTCCACACTTACCGATAAGTTCATTGCTCTGCGAGATAAGACGGCTATTCTGTGGGCGGAAGCGGCCATCCTGAACAGCAAGCAGCAGGCGCTGATTCAGACCGTGGCGAAAAACCGCGAAGAGGCCGCGCTGATGGCGGCCGCCCACCAGACGCTGTACGACAAGTTCATGGCGGTGATTCCGCCGATCCAGGACACTACCAAGGCTTTCGATGCACTCCAGCTTGCGGGCGTGAAGGTCGTCACCCAGTTCGGCGCTATCGGCGGCTCGGTGGCTGTTGCCGAAGCTGCGCTCAAGCAGTTGAATATTACTTCCACCGCCGCGGCGCAGAAGACTGCTGAGCACACTACCGAACTGGTGAATCAGGTTACCGCCGCCGGAACCATGATGAGCGCGTACGACCAGCTGATGACGAAGCAGGCGGACCTGAAAGCCCAGATCGAATTACTCATTCGCACTGACGGCGATCACTCGGCCAAGCTCGCCCAGTTGCAGCAGGACCTGAAGGACACCACCACCCAGATCGGCGCGATGGCGACCAGCACCACCGATGCCTACCACCAGATGGGGCTGAACACTGCTGACGACATCGATAAGATCATTGCCAAGGACAGGGAGCGGTGGCAGACCGCAATCAGCCTGTCCAACGATGAGAATAACGGCAACCCCGCGCTGGTGCGACAGGCACACGCCGCAGAATTGCAGATGCTCAAGGACTACGACCAGATGGGCATCGACATGTCTGCCAGCCAGAAACAGCGCATGGAGGACCTAGAGAAGGAACTAGGCAAGCACCACGACACGCAGCGGGAAGCCTGGAAGGCCTTTGAGAAGGACGTAAAGAAGGACTTCGACGATACCTTTACCGCGATGGAAGATCTGCTGATTACCGGTGACGGCAGCTTCAAGGACATTATGACGAAGCTCTGGCAGGGACTGGCGAAGGATGCACTCGACTTGTTCCTGGCCCCGCTGAAAAAATCCATCGAAGACTTCATGGCGACTACTATCAAGAACCTACTCAGTGGCGACGGCCTCGGCGGCATCAGCACGGCCCTGAGCAACATCGGTAGTAAGATCGGTGGCCTGTTTGGCGGCGGCGCACCGGGCGGGCTGGCGACTTCGGGAAGCACGATGGGTACGGTAGGGCAAGCCATCCCCGGTGTTAGCGGCGCGGGCGGTTCAGCTGCTGGTGCGGCCACCAAGGCAATCGGTTCCAGCGTCACAGGCATCGTGGGAGCAGTCGGCGGCGTGGTGTCTGCAGTAAGCGGAGTTATCAGTAACTTCCAGCAGGCCAAGATGGAAACCACTCTCAATGCTATCGAGCACAATACCCGCTACACCATGATGTACGTCGGGGAACGGGCCGACGGCGGCATCCTCGGCGTGCTGTTTAAGATTGACGAAGAGATTGCCTGGGGCGCGAACACCAAGGCCACAGAGAACCTGCGGGACCTGTTCAAGGACTGGAGCAACCCGGCCCTGGCAGCCATGCAGGGGATTCAGCAGGCTGTGGAAGGGACCGCGCCGTATATCGCCGATACCAAGGGTGTGATGGAAAACGTCAGGGACCTGACGGGTGAGTTGGTAGACGTGACCAGAAAAGGCCTGGAGTCGCTCAACGTCAACGTGACCGCGACGGGCGTCACCACCGTAGAGGCCGCGCGAAAGCTGGGCGACCAGATC